AAAAGCAACATTCATTTGAGGATTAGATTGATAAGTTGGAAACAATGCTTGACCTATTCCTGTATAAGGAGCTATTCCTTTTGCACTCTCTCTAAATAACAAGTTTGCTCCTCTTGGGCCAAGTATACCTTGAGCAAATGGGTTTTTTGTTCCACCACTAAAAATATTACCTGCGGCTTTAATAGGAGACAATGCACTATCTTTTAAACCTTCTAAAAATGATTTACCGTACCCTACTGATGAACCTTGTTGAAAGGCTTTACTTGCACCTCCTGCTACAGTTTGACCTGCATAAGCTAATGCCGCACTTCTAAAAGCATCGGACATTGAACCACCTTGTATCTTTGTCATCAAAGCAGATGCAAGAGGTCCACCTACGCCCGGAGCTATCATATTACCAACTATAGGTACAATAACAGGGGCGGCTTTTTTAATAATTTTTCTAACTGCTCTAAAAGCTTTTTTAAAGAAAAACTCTGGTTGACCAGTTATAGGATTGATTGAGTTTAAACTATTACCTACCACATATCGATTTGGGTCTTTGATACCCATCATACGCATTTGTGCAAATAATTGGTTCTTTAGTTCTGGGTTAGCGTCAAGTATTTCTGATGGCACAACTGTTTCGCCTTCAGCGGCGTGTACCATATATGTGTCTCCATATCTACCTAATGATGCTAAACCTGAAGCAACGGATTGAACACTTGGTTCACCTGAATATTTAGGACTTGTCTGCTCCATCATGAAATCTCCAAAATACTTAGAAATGCATTAATTACACTTCCTGTTGCACAATTTAATATGAGCGTATCACTTTCCTCTAAAACAAACGGAGCAGTGAGGGACGTTTCTCCAGCGGCAGCCATAGTGCTCTTATCTATAATGACTGTTGTAGAAGCAGAGCTATCTCGTATACTTACAATAACATCTACTGTTCCACTATGATTATTATACAAATTTATATTTTTTACAATAGCTTGTGTAGCGGTAGGACACGTATATATTGTGGTATCTGATGTCCCTGATACTACTGTTGCTACATTTTGAAACGAGTTTGCCATAGTTTAACTAAAAAACCAAGAAACTGACCTAGATCCATCTAGGCTTTCTACTTCCTGAGGAAACTCTTTTTTAGTCAACGCTACCTCTATATCTCGTAATATTCTTTGAAACGTTATTACATCATACTCATCTGGAGCATCTGCAAAACTTTGTTCTAACAATTTAGCCATTATCTTCTCCCATCTTTTCTAATATCTAATCGTAAATCTCCAAGTGTCCACGCAACATCTTCGGTATTACTTTCTACTCGAACCACTGCCTGTCTTGTTCTAGCTCGTAAGAAAGATTGCTCAGTGGTAGAAGTAACCGTGTTGGTAGAGTTTGTTGTTAAACTTTGACCAGGAAAGTTTCTAGTCTTAATGATATACTGCACGGATGCATTGGAGTTATTTAACGATACATCTGGTATTAATCTATTTACAAACATAAACTCATTACCATCACCTAAATCAAAGTCCGCAGATTCAATGAAACTTGTCATAGGAGTTCCGTCATCATTATGACCTGTTTCGTGAGTATATATATATTGTGTTCCGTTCAAAGAACCTGCGGCTCTAGGGTTATCATGTATTCCATAATCAACCCAAGCTGTTCGTACCATAGTGCCAATATCCCAAGTATTTTCTGTGTAGTTATATTTTACATAACGATCTATTTCTGTTGAGTCACTAGATACATAAAACCAGAATACCTCATCAAACATTCTATTTGATGCGGCAAAAAATTTAAAGCTTTGTTGTAAGTTAATATCATCAAAAACATAACGAAGTACAGTACAAGGTATAACTTGTAATTTACCAGTGTATGCATAAAAATTTTCTCTATCCATCCAAAACACTCTATCTCCTACAGTCGTGATAGCGTTTGGCCCTACGATAGAAACATTACCTGCAAGCAAGGTAAAACTAAAAGTAAATGGTGGCCCTACAAAACGCATAGCGTGTAGATTAGCATCTGTTAATATTAATATTTCTTGTCTTGTTTTTCTTGCCGTAATAATTTCTGAACCAGAAGATATTCTTTGACCTCCTGCGGTGTTAGTGGCAGTAGGTGTCCAGTCAAATGGGTTCTCCTGATCAGACCAACGAACTTGTAACAAGTCTTGTTGTGTTTCTCCTCGAGGGTTAGACGCTAAAGCAATGACGTGTCTATCAGAAGGAGATACCATAATCTTTCTTACAATTGTAGGACAATCAGATGCCCCTGCTTGAGAGGCTAAACTAGAACCTCGTGTAGAAGTGCCAAGTGTTTTATCCCAGTAGAACGGTGTGCCATCAAACACATTAAAAATTAAATCTTCACCCCAATTGTCTTGAGACCATAAACGTATGTTCTGGCCAGTAGATGCCGTAGTTAAAGAACCCTCACCCCATCCAATAAAATCATTTGCTTCTTTAACAGATACACCAGTACTATGTGCCACGGCAGTTGTGCCTCTTGCTCCTCTAACAACTCCTGCATCAAGTGTGTTTGTACTTTTACCTGTGTATAAAATTAATTCATCTTCTATTAATATTATTCCTACAAAAGTAACGGCATCGGTGCTACTATGTGCCGCTATAGTAGAGCCATCAGAAGCTCTTGTTAAAGAACCAAATGTATTTCCTGTTTTTGTTGCGTATCGTATAAATTCACTGTTTATTTTTATAGTGCCTTTAGATGGAAAAGAAGAAGCATCTGCTACGGTAATACTTGTGCTGTACACATCTAAATCAGAGCTTAACGTGGTAGATGCAGTTTCAAAATCAGAAGCACTAGTTAAAGGTATAGAAGTAACAGAGTTATTAATACCTGTAGATAATGTTGTTGCAGAATAAGTAGAAGTAGTTCCACCCCAAAAACCTGCACCCCAACCTGTGCCTGAAACAACCGTTCCTAAACCTGTATTGATTTGATATTGAGCTAATACAGAAGAACCACCTCCTGCGGTAGAACCAGAGGACGCACTTCCTGTTGTAGTTATCACATAAGAGTTTGCGTCTATAACTTGTGTAATTTGATGTTCTTTATTTATTTGTGCAGCAGTTATTCCATCGACAGCAGTTGCTCCACTGTAAGTAACATAATCATTTACAACGGCTCCGTGACTTGCGTGTGTAACAGTTAGATTACTTGTTCCCGCACTACCAGTGTAAAATGGATTAGATCCTAAAGTAACGGTAGATCGAATAGGAGTAATATCATTATATCCACCACCTTGTTCAATATAAAATTTTGCCTCGGTTCCTAAACCCATAAATTTAGAGCCATCTAAAGCCGCCCAAACGTGTAACGACCTACCAGTGCCATCATAATTATTACTACTTAATCGAGACCATCCTCCCATTTTTTCAGGACGACCTTTTCTAAATCGTATTAAATCAGAATTAAACCAACCAAATTCATTGGCATAAGATGTAGTTTCTCTATTAACCCCTGGTTTAAAAGGTATTTTTTTTAAAGGCACAACTAACCACTCTTTCTCGGTCTGCCTCTTTTTTTCTTAGGCTTACACTCACAAAGTTTACCAAATAGTCTCTGTTTTATTTTACCTAATATAATCTTTAACTGTGCTATCACTTGTCCACCTATCTACTCTTGCTACTGTTTTTATAGAGCCGTCACTATTTAATTCATCAGCATACAAAGCTTTAAAAGCTGTCATATCACTAGCATTAGTAATCGCAGTTTCAATATCGTTACAATCTTTTCTTATAGCTGCAACATAAGTTTTGACCACATCAGGTATAGCTTTGCTACTATCATAAATACTTCTTTCTACTAACCAATTAAATTTAGCTATTAAATCATTAGCTTGAGTCTTACATTTTTTTATAGCTAATGTTTTTAAACCATAATTAATAATTTTATCACCATTAGCATCTAATATATTATTACCAGAATCATCTTTAGCTTCAACATCATCTAAGGATTTGTTAGTAGTTGTATATTTTGTAGTAACTTTTTTATTAGAACTATCAAAAGTATAAGTAGGTTGGCTTGTTATTTCAAATCTACTATCACCTTGTGATCCTTGTTCAACTATATATATGCCAATAGAATTTAAATCGTTTGTTGACCAAGCACCAAATATTCTTGAAGGATGTCTTATATCATCAATCACCATGGTTTTTGGTCTGGCTATTATCTCTTCTATTTTATTATCTTTTACATATGCCCACATACTATTTCACCTCCTTAAAATGCGTTATTAAATTGTGCTGGTACGTCTCCCCAACAACCATAAATATAATAATCAGTAGCTCCATTAATACTTGCTGCATCTGCCATAACCTTAAATCCAGTTGCAAAAAAATCTACTTTTCTTGCACCTGTTGGCTCTACAGATTCTGCACCACCAGGATACCAAGATACTTGTTTATCTACTAAATTAGAAGTGCTTCTTGCAGAATCAAACACATACCAACCATACGCCTCAGTTGCACCTTTAATAAATAATAATCTTGGTCTAAATCCAGTATACACCGTACATCCGTTATTGTCTTCATTATTGCCAATGTAATAACCAAATTTTTGCATACCATCTACATTTGCCCAGCAATAGCTAATAACGTCTGTAGTGCTGTTGTTAGGCATTAAATTTCCAGGTGAACCTACAGTAAAAACATTAGCATCTGGCATAGCACCATAAGTATTTGTACCAGAAGTAAATGTATCATATCCGTTTAATTGAAAATCTCCAACCGATCCTAAATAATGATGAAAAACGTGCCATGACCAATTACCTGTACTATAGGGTTTTGATATTATAAATCTTGGAATAGCTCCCAGCCCATGACCAATAGTTTGATTAGAAGAATTGTTAGAGGTCCATTTCACTATGCTAAATCCAGCATCTGTATTAGCTTGTACAGTTGATGTAATATCACCATTAGAGTTTGACGATGTTGAACCTCCGTTAGCTTTCCAAAACCAACCAACGTGTTCGACACCACTGCCATTAACATTAGCCTCTCCTCCTAAAGTGACACCAGTAGAAGTTATAGCACTAACACCAGGATAACTAAAAGAGTTATTAGTATTAACTGCGGATTGAGCATAATTGTAACCTCTTGTAGAATCAACCATAATATCATCTTGATTAGTACCACTGCTTCTTTTCTTGAGCCAAATAAGGTCAGGCTGAAAGCCACAATTTACTGCAAGAGAACCACCGTTACCAGTGTAAGCTACAACGTTAAAGTTTAAAGCTGGATGTTTTGTAGCTCCATCAGCACCTGCTGGGTCTATATTAGCATTGGTTGGTAAATTCCCTGAACAAAGAGCTAAAAAACCAGAGGGCACCGAGTACTTAAAATTACCGAAGCCATTATCGTCTACTCCTGTTCCTGCTGATAAACCTCCTAAAAAAGTCGAGTCTTGTCCTGCGTTTATTACAGCACCTCTTGAACTGGTATAGCTAAAACAATTAAAAAATACCTCTGGTGGATTAGTAGTCCAAGTTGCTTGAGGGTTAGTTCCGTTTGCTGGGTCACCAGAGTTAAAAAATGTACCATTTCTGGATATAAATAATTTTTTATTATCCATATCCAAAGCAAACCCTACCACATCTCCATTATTACAAGCCTCAGTGTTAGTTTCTGTTAAAGTTATAGTTCCCCAAAGATCACTATTCATAGAGCTAGTATTATCTTGCATTCTAGTGCTACTAGGTGCATGATATCTTATCTCTCCTTGAAATCCGTTATTGGGATGAAAATCTTCGGCATTAGGACCACTACTTAAACTAATATAAGGATAACTAGAAGTAGTTTTAAATACTCGAAACTCAACATACCATTTACCAGAACTAACACCTAATGTTGTATTTGAACCTCCAGCATCAGAGCTTGAATTACCCATTAATTTTTGATTTCCTTGAGTTATATCTACATAATAAGCTCTATCTCGTGTATTCCAAACTGCAAAATTCCCACTACTCGCCATAAGTTAACTCCCAAATGTTGGACTATCTAGTACGACATGATCAGCATCTAAACCATATGTTCCAAAGTCATTATTATTACCTGAACTATCATTTCCAATCGAACTTGAATTTTCAAATTTTAAACGATACCCATTATTTCCAAATGTTAAACCCGCAGTATCTATAGGTTTCCATACACCATTACTTTCTTCTGCGAAAGAAGTTGGAGTAAGCTGTTGCCCATCTATCGAATTTATTTCAGCCATATATCCATCAAAACCATAACCATCAGCTTGATTTCTTCCTATGTAATGTCTATTACCACTCACATTATATCCAACACCAGTATTTTGTGAAATAGAATCATCAAAACCACTTATTTCACTTCCATTAACGTAAACTTTTAATCTATCAGCATTACTACTTTGTGTGGTATCCCAAGCTATAACCAAATGAAACCAGCCTGTTGTATCTCTAAATAACATAGTAGAGTCACCACCATTAATAGTTCGAGTAGTATTAACACCTAAAGTATCATTAGTGCCACTCTCATCAAAAGCTGAATTAATTCCACCTGACCCAGTATGTGCATGGATAACATTCATATAATAATTTCCCACTAAACCTCTTTTAAGCCAAGCACTCCAAGTATATTTGTATGAATTAGTGGGAGATCCAAGTGTATATGAACCTGCCCCTCCCCACTGCAAGCCTGAATTATCTGACCTATCGAACCTTAACGATTGCTCTATTTGATAGTCATAAAACCCACTAGCACTACCAGGATTTTGAAAAAATTCACCTTGTAGCATTACTTATGTCTCCTATGCAAATGCAAGTTGTGGTGCTCCTAGTTGTATGGAATCAGCAGCCTTAACAAAATATGGTATGACATCGACTGCATTAGCAGCAGTCGATATGGTTAAACCAGCACCACCAGCAGTTTCATAATCTGTACCAAGACTTAATGTTCTACTACCTGTGCCATCTTGAATAAATACTATGATACCAGATTGACCCACTGACTCCGTGCTTGGATTAGCTAAAGTAACATTACCTGTTGCTGTTAAAACAAAATTTTGATAGGTGTCAAAATCAAGTGTCACACTTCCTGTTTGTGATCCAGCGGTTTGTGTGCTACCCACTGCTCCTGCACCCATCAGTAATTTACCTTTAGCAGACATATCAAACGTTGCAGGTGTAACAGTAGAACCACCATCGTTACCTTTTATTAATAAATCTTTATCAGATACTTTAGTTTCTAAAATAACATCGCTAGAACTATTATGAAGTCTAGCCATTTCGGTGCCATCATCTTCATAGATAATACCACTAGCAGCAGTGCCTGCATCTAAGGTTATACCTCCTGCTGACTCAATATTAATACTATCTACGGCAGTACCATCTGCTACAAGATCTAAATCTCCATCTGCATTTGAGTGTACATAAGTACCAGTATCATTAAATGTTAATTTATTGGTACCGTTTAATGTTAATCCTGTGCCATCGGTATGAGTAAGAGTTGTATCGTTATCTGCTCCAAAACCTAATACAGAACTATCAGTATTTAATTTAACATCGTGATTAAATGTAGCAGTTCCTGCGTCACTACCATCTAATGTTAAAAAGGTAGTATCAGATGCCCCATCGGTTCCTTTAAAAATTATATCTGTATCACTACCTTGTGCATCAACTGTTATATTACCTGTTGTAGTAGCTAATGTTACCGCGGCATCTCCTGTTGTTAAATTATCTGCGGCTAAAGCATTAGCGACAAATAAATCAGAAACAGATATAACTTCGTCACTTCCGTCACAGTAAACCATATTTGATTTAGTAGTTGGTATGGTAACAGTTTGTGCTCCAGAACCTTGTTTCATAATGATGCTGTACCCACCAGTGGTAGCATTTTGAAAAACAAAATAAGCTGTTGTAGTAGTTGGAGCTATAGTTATTGTACAAGTTTGACTTAATGTTCCTGTAAATTTTATAATTCTATACATACCGTCTTGAAGATTACTAGCTCCATCAGTTGGAGATCCTGCTCTGACAGTAAGAGTTGCAGTAGATGCATCAGATAAAGCAACTGATTTATATGCTGCTATTCTATCTAAAATATCTATGTTGTAATTTGTTGTTGTACCCCAGGAGCCTGATTGCTCACCTGTGGCAATTTTTTCTATTCCATAACTTGTTGTAAACGATGATGCCATTTTTTCCTCCTATGCGGCTATTTCTACCCAATTTGGGGTTTGTGTTGTATCAATTTTTGACCACATGGTTGCAGTGCTTACTTGTGAGCTTGCACTAACTCCAGTTACTATTACTAACCCAGCTATACCCACGTTTGCAATATGGGATGTAGCGGATACTCCAGTTTCTGTCACAATAATACCTGCTCCTTCTACTATTGTTTCATCACCTGTGGCACTTGCAGCAACTACTCCTGTCGCTGATACAGTAATACCTGTTCCCTCTACTACTGATTCGTTTCCTGTTGAGCCTGTGGCTTCAACTCCTGTAACACCATGTCCTAATCCTACATCTACAGTTCCTATAGTGCTTGACGCTTGAACTCCTGTAACAAAAATAAGAGCTTGTGGTATTACAATGTCATTCACGACACCTGCGGCTTGAACTCCTGCGCTAATTCCTACGGTTATTCCTCCACCCTCTTGTATAGAGACATTAGATACGGTGCTTGCGGCTTGAACTCCTGTTTCACTAACTGTTATACCAGTGCCTTCAACAATAGTTCCAAAAATAGGTGTGCCCCATCCACCACTACTCCAAGTAGATCTTCCCCATCCTTGATTACCTATGTCAGTAGTTGCTGATACTCCTGTTGCACTTACAGTAACAGTTTGAACAGCAGTAACAGTTGCACTACTAATCGCAGAACTAGCTGATACTCCTGTTACAGAGGTGCTTACTGCAAAAGTGCCTTCGCCCCACGGACCAGCATTCCATGTTGATCTCCCCCACCCAGATGAT